TTAATGTGTGATAAAATTGTGTGCTCTCGGTCGGTGATACCGAATGTCGACCTCATCCAGTCGAGCCAGTTTTTACTACCCTTTTCCTGATTACATCGTCGACATGAGGGTACAACATTCGTCGTAATATCTCGCCCACCTTTGCATTTCGGGCGTACATGGTCGATAGTAAGGTTGTGTAATTCATGAAATTCTCCGCAATAAACGCATTGACAATTAAAGTGCTCTTTGATAGCCCTTCTCCAGAGCCGTTTTGAATCTGAACTTGTCATCGTTATTAAATTGTGTAAATAGTGATCAGGGTTAGGTAGTAATGGGGTCATCTTCTAATTTTAAGTCTGCTTCTTCGGTTAATAGATGGTTTCTGTTTTCTGCCACGGGTTTTACTACCCTTATAATGGGCGGCATCCAATCCGTCACGGTTGCCATATGTACCAAGTTTTCTATTAAGTTTGTTTGCATTGACTCTGATTGCTAGACCTTTTCTTGTTTTGTTATATTTTCGCTGCTGTTTTCTACGTTTAGCAGCAGCTTTTGGATTCTTCTTGTAGTATTTAGACGTTTTCCTTGCCATACAACCTCCGTTGTACAATATTAGAATCTACAGTAGGTAAAAGCTTATTAAGTTTATCAAGAGGACTACCCTCAAAAGCTACACCTGTAATATCGTTGGTCTTTAACCAATCACATGCTGCTTTTAAATCTTGTGTAGTCGCTTCTCCGCTTTTTATTCTACGTAGAAAGTCCTCTGTAACAAGGTAGTGCAGCTCGTTAAAACTTTCTTCTGTTGCTTTTCTGGGTAGTTTCTTGACTGTATTCATTCTATGCCTAGTCCTTTTTTGACAATTTGCAATGCTCTATCATCAAGCTCGTTATCTGTAGACTCTACTAGCTTTTCAAGTAGATCAACTACGAATTGTTTAAATTTAGGACTTTTTAATCCTGTTAGTACAAGTGGTTTAATTAATGCTAACATTATTCAGTTTCCTCTTTTTTAGGTGTTTTCTTTTTAGCAGCTTTTTTCTGACGTGCTGCGATTGCGTCTGATAGGGTGCTCATTTAAAATAATCCAAATAGTTTTTTGTCGTCGTCTTTTGGCGGATTAACTGTAACTATAGGTACGATATCTTGACATAATACATACATATCAGTACCGGGTCTAATCATAAACCCTTTTTGCATCAGTTCCGCACATTTATGGGCTCGAGTAAGTTCATACTCAAGCCTCATCTTCTCTTCATATCGTTCTGCCATCTGTTTACACTGCTTATAACCTTCTTTATCTAAAGGAATCATAAAGTTAACTTGAAATCCCCAGTTCTCTGCTATTGTATAACTACTAGGCTGCATAAACTCATCAAATGGTTTGCTATGATTACCCATATAGAAAGGGCTAAACGTCATTGTAGATCCATTACATTGTATGTTTGGACCGTATATCTGACGTGATGACGAACCGTTGTTTTGAAATTGTATTGCCTGATTAGTTACGTTACCAGTAGCAGCGGCTACAGGATTACTGACGTTAGTGTCTTCTCCTTCAGCAAATACAGGTGTACCTATTGTGCAAAGATAGAGTAAGAGTTGGTAGTAGAATCTGTTTCGATAGTTCTGTCTATTGTTATTGTTTCTATTGTCCCTGCGTCTCTTGTTGTTATTGATAGATCCCACTCGGTTGCACCTGTTGTAACTGAATAAGTTGTATCGGTTGCACCAACTGAGCCACTTGGTGTAATATTTGTACCAGACCAAGTCTTGACTTCTGCTCCGAGTACGTCGTGTTCTATCGTTTCTGTTATAGTTTGGGTTGTTGTCGTTGTTGACTGCATCGACCCTGTTGTAAACTGGGGTGTCACAGTGTTTGCTCTTGCTACTGCGGGTGACAACAGGCTTAAGAGTATTATCCATTTAGTCATGTTTTAGGTTTCTCTTTTTCTTGTTTTTTACCATTGCCAGTGGACAAGCCAAAGGTGGCGAGTGCTCCAGTAAATATTGAAGCTGGGAATGTTATATCCCCACCGGGACTCTTTTTAACCATGGGTAGCTCTACATAATTAAGGGTTATGATAAACCCAGACCAGATAACGACACCAAGACGAACCATCGCCCCCAGTACCACCATCTGTTCTTCATGATCGTCTATTCCTTCTTTGATTCTTTTGAAAAGTCCTTTTTGTTCTTCGGATTTTTTCTCCATTTGGTGATTTTATCTTGTAGGAATTTTTGGATCTTTTTACGTATCCATTCGATTAAAGGCTGTGTTAGCGTTGTAGCTGCTACAGCTGTAATTGCCGTTGTAGCTGCCACTACGACAACCTCAGTTGAAGGTCGAGGTATTGGCTGCTCAATAAACGGTATTTTAAGTGTAGGTGGTTCGGGTGTTTCTTCTACAGTTTCGACAGGTTTCTCTTCGTGATCTCGTAAATCGCTAGGAGGAACAACCATAGGTGTAAAGTATGGTACGTCAGCTGTAGGTAAAGGTATAGAGATCGTCTCTATTTTTTCAGCCGAAGGTAATTTTATATTAGGAAGGTAAATCTGGTCGTACATCGACACGATAAGGTGATGATGTATTAGCTGGAAGATCTCTTAATTTTTGTCTGTATGTCTTCCATTCTGCTTGTTTATCAGCAGACAAAGGACTGTCAGGTAATACTGTCCAATCTGATTCAGTTAATAGTTTATTTCTCCATTCTCTAAATTCAGCCAGAGAAAGATTTGGAGAATTTGTATCCGCAGATGTTGGACCATATTTAGTTGGGTCTCCATATTCGGTTTCCCACTCAGTAATCCAAGCATTATATGGTGTTATGTCAGTTATTTCAGTAACAGACAAATCACGTTTTTCAACAGTGCCTTTAGAGCCGTTCCATTGAACAGCCCACACATCTGATGGGAAATCTTTGAAAGGTAATTCAAAAAAACCTACCCCATCTTTGCTGACAAATTTATCGTCAGCTATTATCGTCAATTTCATTTAATCTAATTAATTTTGGTTCGTCTAAGGGTTTGATAGTTGCAACAGGACCCATGATATTAAGTACTTCATTTCTAAAACTTTCAACCGCAGCTCCTTGTTGATTAGTAATTTTTGTATTATCCATTTGCAGAAAAGGTATCCATGCAACTGCACATCCCCACTCTTCTACTGATTCTCCGGTTTGTGGATTAACTCCAGCAACTTTGGTGTACCAAGAGCACTCTAGTTTTCTACAATCTTCTCCGATTAAAGGACAGAGTTTACCTTGTTCAAGTTTTGCCATTGTTGTCTGTTTTAGTTTTAGTGTGCATCCATCCTGTCATTAAATATTTAGTTTGTTTTGGTGGATAACCTTGGTGTACGTAAGTCCAAGTAGCTGGAAAAAATATTAATCTTCCAGCTTTTGGAGATATTTGATCACCATTATAAAATTGTGTCCAACCTTCTTCTACTGAATTAAGATACAAAATAAAAGTTAAATATCTAAGTTCATCAGTTATCAACATAAAGTCATCATGCCAAACATAACCTTTTCCGGGTTCTGTTTTTTGTATCTGATAGCCAGTATCAAACAATTCTAAATTTCTATCATGGTGTGGACCATATAAATGTCTGTTTCGTGGATTAGTAAAATGAATAAAATTACTTTCCCTATTTAGATGTTCGTAATAATTATTATGTCCTCTGGCAATTATTTCAGAAAATAATTTATCTTCTTCTGACCAATCTTGTTCAGCAAAAGATAAGTGCATATCTTTGCTATCTTTAATATCGGTATCTATACCTTTACCAGTTACACCGGCAACCTGTCTGTCATTATTAAATTTATTAATAATTTCCTTACATCTAACTTCAGATAAAATATTATCTTCTAGATAAATGTAAGGGTCTGTTATTAAGGTGGAATCAAGCATTAGTCTTTAGTTGCAACGATAACGTCAATATATTGAACTGCTAAATCTATGTTATTTACAGAAATACTGTGGTTGTGTGCACTACCAGTAAATGAAGCGTTATGTGTATGTGCAGAACCACTTAATGTACCGGTGTGGTTGTGTGAACTTCCACTAAATCCGTGTGAGTGACCATTGCCACCACCTTCGTTTTCTGTTCTACCTTCGTTTCCTGTACTAGATGTGTATTGTTGTCCAGAATTTCTATATGATCTACCATCAAGAGGATGAATACCTCCAGAATTGTTTTGATGACCCCAATAGTTAGCATTTTTGTTACCATTTATGTTATGGTAGTGAGAAGGCATTTCGCTAGAAGACAGTGTGTGACTGTTTACTGTTCCAGATGTTGAAACACTAGAAATAGATACGTTACCACCGGCTGTTGTGTTAGCCACTGAAACGTTACCACCTTGAGTTGTGTTACTAGCGTTAGCTGTAATTCCTACGGATCCAAAGGTACTAGTAAACTGATTAGTACCACCAGAACCAACGGTTCCATCAACAACTCTTAGAGCTTTGTTATGTACATTACTTGTTACCTTTGTCCATCCTGTAGGAGCTGATGTCTGTTGAAAGAGCATCTTTGTTCCAGATGGGAAAGCATCAGCGTTGCCTATAGCAGTTGTTACATATGCAGTTGTAGCTACTTTTGTAGTGTTATCAGATGCACCTTGTGTTGTTGCGGTTACACCGTTAGTTAATACTCCAGAGCTAGATGTTAAACCACCAAATAATGTGTCTCTAGTTGCTACGTCTACACCGTCAACTGTTCCTGATACTGTAATGCTTCCTGTTACGGAAACTCCCGAACTGTTTACAGCGAATCTGTCATTGCCTGCTGTTTGTAAACGTAAATCTGTACAATTTGTGTCTATAGCAGAGTGAGTTCCAGCAGCACCATAGTTTGCGTTAAAAGTGAGATTTTTACTACTTCTATTTATCGACATACCAGAGCCACCAGTATGATCTATCTGTACTGGGCTAGTTGCACCATTAATGTCTAAAGATGTAGCTTCTACTTCTCCAGTTGCTGCTACCTTTCCTGTTACGTCAATACCAGCACCGAAGTCTACATTTCCAGCTATATCAATGTGTCCGTCAGCATTAACTACTAGCCTGTCGGAACTGCCTTCTACAATTTTAAAAGCTCCACCTACATTCCGTAATTTATAATCAACAGCACCTGATGATGTATCGTTCAACATCAATGTAGGATTACCAGCATTTTCAATAGTTACTTGTTCTCCACTTTGCTGTATAGCACCTCCTACAGTTAAGTTCCCGGTTGTAGTTACGGTTCCCGGGACATAAATACCATTAGTATTAATTACAAGACGCTCAGTACCGCCTTCTTTCATGGTGATGTTGCTGCTAGATCCTACTGATATTTCAGATGTACCGTTCTTTATTTTTGTGCAATCAGTTGTTGAAGCTGCTGTAACTAGACCTTGAGCGTCAACTGTGACGATAGGAATAGCAGTGCTAGAACCATAAGCACCAGCCGTTACGCCAGAGTTTTCTAGTTTTGTACCAGCTATAGAAGCATTAGCTACTATGTTGGCATTTGTTATTGTTACGTCTGTTGGTAAAGCTCCACCAGCAATCTTTGTTGTTGCTATGGAGTCTGTACCTAATCTTCCAGCAATAGTAGCGGAAGATACGTTTGCCATATCTTCTGCTGCTACTGGATGTCCTCCAGCAGTTGAGCCATCATGTACGACAAGCGTTTCCTTGTCAGTATCTACAGTAACTTCACCTTCGGCTCCAGTAAAGCTACTATGTTGCGAGGTTGTGCCTCGTCTTAGTTTTAATAATTTTGCCATTATGAGAGAGTTCCGAAGTCGATTTGTAAATTATCTCCGCTGACTGTTCCTACTTCCGTCAAATTTTTGTTGTTGCAATCAAGATGAGAATATAATTCTGGTGTTAAGTCATCTACTAAGTTCTGAATACCTGAGTTAGATGTAATACCTAACCATGCAGACCCGTTGTAGTTTTTTAAAGTTGTGTTAGCTGTATCAAACCATAAATCACCAGCACTAGGACTTCCGGGTGCAGAATTAGAAATCTTGTATTCATTTGCATACCTGTTTACATCTGATATAGAACCAGAAACTGTATTTATATTTGTAGCGTTAGAAACCGCTGCGTTAATGTTTGAAGCATTAGAAACCGCAGAGTTGATATTACTTGAGTTATTAGCGACAGCAGTAACGTTTGAGTTGTTACCAGCGACTGTATTGATGTTTGTAGCGTTGGAAACAACAGCATTAATATTTGTAGCGTTGCTAACAGCAGCATTAATATTAGAAGCGTTAGCTTGTACGGCGTTAATGTTGGTTGCATTGGCTTGTACCGCATTTATGTTTGATGTATTGTTTGCAACTGCTGTTACGTTAGAAGCTATACCACCAACAGTAACAACACTTGATGCAATATCAGCTACAGCTTTTATTGGGTCTTCTACAACAGTTATTGTATTACCCATACCACTGTGGTTTGTACAGTAATATGCGAAAGTTGTTGGTTGAGATTCTGGAACTACAAGTTGTACCTTTGCTCCAGATGTACCTTGAGTACCTGTAACAGTAACTCCAGTATTGTATGCACTTCCACCACTAGAAAATCTTAATGGGTGAGAACCTAAAGTATTAGAACTTAAATCAAATGTATAAGTCCAGCCTTTATGTAATGTTAAAGCTGGTTTAGATACACCATCAATTAAATAAGCTCCTCCAGATGCAGTAACAGTAAATGTCTTTTCATCTTCTAAAGCATCTGCAACTATATCAAGTGAACCGTTAGAACTACCTGTTGATGCAGCATCAGTTATTAATCCGAGGTCTTCGGAATAAGTAATCGAACCTGAGACAATAGCAATATCATCAAGAACACTCTGTGCAGGGGTGATGATAGCCCAATTAGACCCGTCATATACCCGTAAATTATCATTGGAGTTATCAAACCATAAATCACCGTCTTGTAAACTTGTTCCATCAGCTCTTTGTGTAGGCGCACTGCTTGCTATTTGATATAAGTCAGCAAAGTTATTTATATCTGCTACGTTTGCACCAGCATTAACAATGTTAGTAATGTTAGAAGCAACAGTATTAACCTGAGTTGCTATAGGTACTAATCTATGGAAAGAATATGTATGAGTTGTAGATGTTGACTCTACTAAGAAACCAAAACCAGATGGTATGGTAGGTGCACCAGTTATAGTTACAGTGTTACCTGACCCCGCACCATTTGCTATGGTTAGTGTTGTACCACTTTGAGGAGTTAGTGTTGTGCTTGCAGCTTGTACACTTAATATAGCTGACTGACCTGTAGCCCCCTGTGGGTTAGTTGTAGGAAAACTTGTCTCGTTAGCAATAGCTGTAAAACCACCAACCTCATCAATAAGGTCAATAATTCTTGCGTTAATAGCAGCAGTTGTTGCTACGTATGCGTCAGAGTTAGACCAAGAAACACCACTAGCAATAGTTTCAGAAGAGTCTTGTCTAAGGAACTTAGCTTCAGCCTCTGTCTCTGTGTAGTATCTACTGTCAAGAGCACCACCAGTTAGTTCAGTTTCTGTAAAATATCTGTTGTCTAACTGACCAGCATCTAGCTCAGTTTCGGTGTAGTATCTGCCGTCAGCAGCACCACCAGTAATTTCAGATTCAGTAAAATATAAACTATTTAATTGACCACCATTTAGTTCATCTTCTGTATAATATCTATTATCTAAAGTTCCTGTTGCTATTTCAGAATCAGTAACAGCATTAGCCTGTATGTGCTCCGATCTAACAGCATCATTCTGTATATTATCTTCATCTACACAGTCGTTAGATAAATGTATATGATCTATACTTCCATCAACATACTGGTCGCTATCAACTGAGTTAGCAGCCATGTGTTCTAAATCTATAGAACCAGCAACATAATGTTGACTGTCAATCTGATCGTTAGCTATATGAACACCATCAATAGAACCATTTACATATTGGTCGCTATCTACAGAATCAGCAGACATGTGTTCTAAATCTATAGAACCAGCAGCGTAGTGCTGACTGTCAATTTGATCGTTAGCTATGTGAGCACTATCTATAGAGCCATCTACATACTGGTCACTGTCTACAGAGTTTGGTGACATGTGTTCGAGATCTATAGACCCAGCAACAAAATGTTCTGAGTCTACTACATCGTCTGCAATTAATGTGCCATCAATAGCATCTGCTTCTATATTAAATCTTTGTACTTTTCTATCAGTTGCTAGTGCACCAATAGCTTCTTGTAACGCATGACGTAGCTGTTTAAAGTTATCATTTATTTCGCCAGCTTTTAATGATGAGCCAGCTGTAAATGTAGCTTTAGGGTTGTCAACGTTTGTTTGTCTAAATATACGAACAGGTGTAGTACCTGTAGGTATATTGCCAGTGGTAAATCTAACTGTACCACCAGATGTAGCATTATAATTTTCGACGGTATAGTGGGTGGTGAGAGTTTTGACTACATTATCAACCTCTACTTTTACCTCGCTTGTTGTAAATGACGGAAAGGTGAAACTAAAATCAGCACTATTAGTGCCTGTTCCCTGACTTCCCGTATACGAGTTTTGTTGGTTTGCCATTTATTTATACATAGTTAATAACGAGGAAGATTCACCTGATTTTTGATTTTGTAATGCTGTCTTCGCTCTTTGCTCGGCTATTAATATAGCAATCTTGTCTATACGCATGATATCATTCCATGCTGCTTTTCGAGCTTTTTTAAATAATCTATCAATAACTTGGTTATGATAGTAGTCTCTAGCATCAAACTCACCACGTCTTCCAGCTCTTATATCACGATACATTAATTGCATAGATGCGATAATCTTAGGATCTTTAGCTAATTTACTTAACTCATATTCAAGATTATATTGTCCTATAGCTTGTTGGAACATTGATCTAATCTCAGGATGGTCAGTTAAATTAGTACCATCAGGTGCATAGTATGTGGACATACGTAAATCGTATCCACTATTAAATAGAAAAGTTCTACCGTCTGATTCTTCTAAATTAATAGAAATAGGACTGATAGCATTAAACGCTCTGGTTAGAAAATCGTGGTCTCTAATCGGTTTACCGTTTAACATATCATATTTAATAGGTAACGAGGTTACTCCGGGGATATTCTCTGATGCTAAGTTTCTGTTACGCCATGACTGGAATACACCTGAGTTTATTTCTCTCATATAAGGAGTAACAACTCGACCTATTTCATTACGTAAACCAGCTAAAGGTACTGTATTATTCATAAGACTAGCTGCAATACGTTCAACCTGACCGGGGCGTCCAGCAGCTAAATCAACGAGTTGTTGAATACCAGCTAAGTATGATTTACTAGATATAGCTTGTGCTATAACTAATGATATTTTTTGTAATTCTCTTTCTGTCCATTCTTCACCCATAAGCATACTAGCATCACCTACATCAGCGATTGTAGATAGTATAAGGTTAAATGGTTCTATAGAGTCATAGCCTACTCTTACTTCTCCTAGCTGTATAGTTCTTGGTATGTACCCTCCGTCTATCCAACCTTGACGTTTTTGTCTATCAGCTGGTCCGTTGCCTGATAATCTACCAGACATCCAAGAGTTGATTCCAAGGAATACTATAGCAGAGCCCATCGCCAATCGGCCTGTTTGTAAAGCACGTGCGTTAGCTAATTCTTCTACAGTATTAATACCATATTTTTTAAGAGGAGCTAAGTTAGCTGGATTTGCAAAAGCTATATCATTAAATTCTTTAACTAAGAAATTAAAACCGGGTGTATGTTTACCTGTTAATGCTAATCCGTTCACACCAGTTCTAGCAAATAGAAAGAATGGTCTTACGTATGGGTTAGCTGTTAACACATCATTTAAACCTTTAGCAAAGCCTGTAAGCTCTTGTGTAAGTGTAACTTCTTTACGTGCAAAGTTAGCAGCTTCATCTACTAAATTACCATTTGCGTCAAATATCTGACTATAAAAATCATCTTGATATGCTCGCATTAATGTTGATGTAATTTTCGGTAGTTCGATACCATTACCTTGCATATCTAAAACTTGACGCATTGCTTTTTCTCTTAGTTTAGCTCTACCAAGTAAAAATGCAAAGGCATCATCAGTTGCTGCCATGATCTTAGTAGAGTAAGTAAAGAAATTATTATTATTTACATTACGTACCATGTTAGTAAAAGCGAATATAGCACGATCAACTTTATCAGCTCGACCACTATCTTCTGCCCATCTACGTACCAGTTCCCAGTTTGCATCCCCTTTTGTAAATTCAGTATATCTTGTTTTAACTGTTGATAATTCACCACTCCAGTAACCATTTAACTTAGTAAAGAATAAATCAAATGCTTCTGGTATAGATTCCATCATGCCATTCATAGAAGAAAGACTAGCTCTTATTGTAGCTGAATCTCCATCAAACGGGTAACGTATCATTGCTCCCATAAATGTTTGTAATGGTCTTAGGAATGTTGCAGTACCTGTACCTAAAAGTGCCCGCATTGGGGTTTTAGGTCCACTTAATATACTATGGCTTACCATTTCTTGTAAACTACGTATTAATGCACCTGTACGGTCTGGTCCTAGTTCATCAATTTGACCACCTTTTAGTATTTTCCTAGCCCAGTTATCAAAGTCATCTAAATTATTTACATTTTTCATCATAGAGAAAGCTTCAAATAACGCATTTAATAAGTTATCGTCAGGGCTATCTTTAGCTATCTTAAGAATAGACATAACAGACTCTTTAACATCCTCTATTTCAGACTGAACAGCTTGATTTACCGCATCATTTAACTGTTGCCTAGTTTTACCAGCACCGAATGATCTGAAATAATCAGATGCAACAAACCTAGATTTCTTTGTTTGATACAAAGCTGTTAACATAGTATCAACAATCTGTTTTGCTGGACCATCTATATCGTCTAATGCAACATAATTAGCAAGTTCTCTACCAGCTATACCTGTATCACGTAGTTTCTTAAGTAAATCACCTACAACTAAATCAGCTGTTACAACAGTTTGAGCAGACCAAGTTTCAAATACTTCATCACCCATAGGTAAAACAGCTTTTTGTTTATCAAATAGGTCACTAAGATACTCCTCTGGAGACATGTCTACAGGTTCTCTACCGTTAGTTATCTTCTGAAACTCGGTTACAGCATCCCGCCAAACATCAGCTAAAGCTTTTCTATCACCTTTTACTGACTCTAGTTCAACTTTAAACTTTTCATCGCTCATTAAGCCTTTCAAAGTAGTCTCAACTATCTCATCCGTAGTACCACCATATCTAGCAATACGCTCTCTTTCGACAGCAGTAGTTACACCGCCAGTGGATCCATCTTCAGATCCCCAATCAGTTCTAGTTTTCTTTAATTGATCTCTAGCTTTCCCGGGCTCAACAGTAGATGTATGAGCACCTTGATGTCTACCAGCAACAGGTTTGTTTTTATCAGCTCTAAACTCAGTTTCTCCTCTACGAAGTTGTGCTAAAGCTTGAGTAGTTGTTTGATCTTCTATACTACCATTACGTTTTATAATTTGACTTTTAACACTTCTACTACCTTTACCTAGTAAGAAGCCTACACCATCAAATACAAGTCCGATACCCATACCTTCTACGATGTTTTTCATTTTCATCATAATAGGATGGTCAGTATCTCTAGTTGACAGTGGTGTATCCATCCAACCATAATGGTCACGCAAGCTACCTAAAGCATTATGACCATCTGACTCTTTAGAAACAAGGTCGGATAAACCACCTATAGCCATAGCTCTGGTGACATTACCCATATTCATAAGACCGGTAGCACCAGCTGCAAGTAAAGGAATACCTGTAGCAGCTAGTCCTTTAGCAGCTAAAACAGTACCCACAGCCATAGAGCCGAAATGAACTGTTCCTCGTAGTAATTTACCCCACCATGTTTTGGTTACTATAGGATCGTCGTAATCTACAAAAGGATCCCATTCTGGTCTATAAAAACCTTTCTCTTCTTTCTCTCGAGCCATTTCGCCAGAGAGAGCATCAGTGGTTCTTTCGGCAAAAGTTGTAACGGAAGATGCTGTATCTTGTAGACCCCCTTGGATTGCACTTCCTAATTCTCTTGCTACTCCACCGAGTCCCCAGTTTTCTGAGTTACGTGGATCATCTCTAACTTCGGTGAATTGTTTTCGCTCTTCTTCACCTCGTTCAGCACTTTCGTTTAACCTATCGTTAATCTCATTAAATGCTGCTCTATCTTCATCAGAGGGTAATCCCGTAGGGTCGTATTTTAATTCTTCTTCCATTATAATTCTGTGGTAACTCTATAGCGTAGAACATACGGTAATAGAAATTCTAGTCTGTTAAATAGAGGGATGTTATCACCATCCTCTCCTATCAATCTACTAAACTCCGCTTGGTCTGCATCACTAATGGTAGATAAGTTTAAGTAACTTGAATCTCCAGTAAATGCTAACTGACCATTGGCGTTCATCTTTATTTTAGTCATTAATAGTTTCAGTTGAAACTTGTCATCAAAGACTTCATTTCCTGTTATAAGTTTGTTATCAGATAAAAACTTTAATACTAAAGTTAAGTCAGATCCTTTCATACCGTAGATGCCAAACTCAGCATTTGGATTATCAGCGAGTAATTCTGCAATACTATCAACATCTTCAGTGCCCTCGCTTTCCTCTGAGAATATTGACATTGTACTTAAATCAATCTCTGTACTATAATCTCCATTTTCTTGTTTAAATGCACCGTAGCCGTCAAAATGTTCTAATGCTTCTGTTACATGTAATTTCGT